CGTTGTATCTGAAGTACTTGACGCCGAACGGGGCGACGGCAAGGTCAGTCTGCGGCGGGCTCAATGGCGGGCTGCGGTTGATGAGGGCTCGGTGCCCATGATGATATGGCTGGGCAAGAACGAGCTTGGCCAGAGCGACAAGGCGGAAGTCTCTCACGATGTAAACGTGACCGTCCTGCGGGCTCTCATGGAGCTAGGGGACGAATAGGATGGCCTGAGGGCAAGTCTTCGGCGGCCTCGCTACTACGTTTCCGCCCCCTGCTACGTGTCATGACTGGCAATAGAGGGGATGACGACTAGAGAGGCATGGGGCAATGTGACCTGACCTCTTGTCTGTCCGTCCATGATCTCCTGAGGTTCTGTCCTATAATCTTGACCTATACCCCCACACCACCCCTTATAGGGTTAGATTGAGGGCGAAAGCGGGTCCCATCCCTCACACTTCACACCTCACTTTACTTTTCCGCGAACATAACAAAACGCAAGTCTGCCAAATCCCCGGGTTTATACCGCCCTATGGTTTATTATCGCTGGTAATAAAGGGGTGGGGGGTGTTTTTGGAGGGTACCCCCGGCTTTTTGGGGCGGTTTGACGGATGGGACCCTATGGATAAATGTGGGTTTGAGTGGGAGTGGATGGGATGCGGGAGCCTTTGACGGACCTTGAGACGGAGCGTAAGGCGCTGATTGATCGGTTGAGGAAGGATCTGGAATACCTGGAGGCTGAGAATGCTCGGTTGTATGGGCTTAATCTGGCGTTGAGGACGGACCTTTCCAGGATTCCGCATTGGGTGAAGAGGGTGTTTCTGTGAGCCTTGCTGAGCTTTCCCCCCTTGAGGTCGAGGCGCTCAAGAAGCTGACCTCGGACTATCCCTATTTTAGTTCCCAGGCTCTGAGGGTCCGGACCAAGACCGGAGAGGTGTTGCCCTTCAGGTTAAACCGTGCCCAGCTTTTTTTGCATGAGAAGCTGGAGGAGCAGAGGAAGGAAACCGGTAAGGTCAGGGCGATTATCGTGAAGGGAAGGCAGCTAGGGGCTTCTACATATATCCAGGGGAGGTTTTATCACAGGCTATGGAAAGCCCGGAGAGCCTTGAGGGCGTTCATCCTCACTCACCAGGACGATGCTACAAACAACCTTTTTGGGATGGCCAAGCGGTTCCATCAGCTCCATGCGGTGCATGGTAAACCACCCCTCACTGCCGGTAATGCGAAGGAGTTGCGCTTTGCTCACAACGATTGTGGTTACCAGGTGGCCACTGCTGGGTCCCGGGAAGTAGGTCGTGGTAACACGATCCAGCTTTTCCATGGGTCCGAAGTGGCTTTCTGGCCCAATGCCGAAAGTCATGTGAGCGCATCCCTTCAGGCTGTAGGAGATGTGGATGGAACCGAAGTTATTCTGGAGAGTACGGCTGATGGTATCGGAAACCTCTTCCACCGAACAGCTATGGCAGCCATCCGGGGAGACAGCCAGTTCAAGCCCATATTCCTCCCTTGGTTCTGGGGAGAGGATTATGCCACCCCATGTCCGTCGTCCTTTGAGCCGTCAGAGGACTGGTATGATTATGGCAGAATCCACGGTCTGACCTGGGAGCAGCTTTATTGGGCGTGGCTGAAAAATCGCGAGATGGCGACGTCTATCTCTGAGAGCGAGGACAAGCCCTGCTGGAAGTTCAGACAGGAGTTCCCTTCAACTTTCGATGAGGCGTTCCAGTCCTCCGGCAACACGTTCATCCCTGCATCCATGGTGCTTCAGGCCAGGAGACCCGAAGAGAACATCATCGGACGGGGACCTATCATCATGGGAGTGGACCCTGCCCGATCGGGAGACAAGGTGGGGATCATTGATAGATGTGGCAGACGAATGGGTGAAAGGGTTTGTGAGCGCATGGACCCCGGTGGCTCTGTCACTCACGTGGCTTCAATGGTGGCATCCTGGATAGACCGGATCAGACCCGATCTCGTTAATATCGACGTGGGATCCAATGGCGCAGGGGTCTATGACATCCTCATGGACCGGGGATACGGATGGTGCATCAACGCCGTGAATTTCGGTTCATCTCCAGTAACCCAAGGGCCTACAGGGGATAAACTCTATGCCAACCGCCGAGCCGAAATGTACGATACCATGAGACACTGGTTTCAGAGCGAGGGCGGTGTTCAGGTTCCTGATGACGACGGTCTTCAAGGTGACCTCTGTGCTGCCCAATGGGGACCCGGCCAAACCCGTTATAACACGGGAAATGCCCTCGTTCTTGAGGAGAAGGACAGCATCAAGAAGCGCATAGGAGCCTCTCCCGACCTTGGGGATGCCGCAGCCCTGACATTTGCAGTTCCTTATTCCCAGTATGCGAGTGCCCAAAATCAGCCTACAATGTCACGACGATCATCCCGAAAGACAGGATACTGACATGGCAAAGCGTGGAAATGCCAAGGGAAAAGCCCTCCCCACTTCCTCGGAAATGGTCTTTCGCCGTGAAGGCTATCAACCCAAGATCCGCACCTCCATCTTTGCCGAGCCCTGTACCCGGACCTTAAAGGAAATCCATCACGCCAAGACCCTCTCCCAGAACGAGGGTCCGAGGTTCCCCTGGATGGTTGAGGGGAACAGACAAGCAGAGTTTGAAACCCAAGCTACGGTTGCCCGGGGAAAGCGGATGCGGGCTGACGGGGATTTTGTTGGGGGCAAGGATTATAACGAATGGTGAGCTACTGCGACCTTCTGAAGGCTAAATCCAGAAGTCGCATAACAGCGGGATCGGTCGCCCATGCCAAGCTTTCATCTGGTCAATCTGCTGGTCGTTCTCGTCCTGTTCCTCGCCGTCCTTTACCTCCTGAGAAGCCTGAACAATGACGACACCGGCATGTTATAACTGCTTCTATTATTTTCCCAGGCCAAGCGAGCAAGGGCTTTGCCGTTGCAGCCCACCTACGGTGGTCACCATGACGCCGAACATGCCGGAAAATGTCTTTGCTGTATGGCCTTCAGTTGCCTCGGATGACTGGTGCGGAGCCTACAAACAAACCCCCCCTACAGGAAACTGACATGCCTCGCGAAAAGCCTGTCTGGGACAAACCAAGACCAAAGGATCTGGGTAAGTCCAAGCCCCTGACCCCGAAACAGAAAGCCATGGCCAAGCGTGAAGCCAAGGCCAAGGGACAGGTCTATCCCTCTCTGGTGGCTAATATGAATGCAGCCAAGAAGGCGCGAGTGCAATGAGCGGCGCATGGTCCCGTAAGGAAGGCAAGAACCCCGAAGGCGGATTGAACGCCAAGGGAAGGGCTTCTTTGAAGGCTGAAGGCCATAATATTCAGGCCCCTGTGTCTTCTAAGGAAGCCAAGAGTTCCCCGAAGAAGGCTGCTCGGAGGAAGTCCTTTTGTGCGCGGATGTCGGGCATGAAAGGCGCACTCCACGATGAAAATGGAAAGCCGACCCGCAAGCTTCTGGCTTTGCGTAAATGGGATTGCCACACAAGATGAGACAGCCCAAGTCCGTTGGAATGAAGACGGTTCAACGCCGTCCCCTCCCCGTTCCAGAAGCCAAGATCCCCGACGCCATGCCGGTGCGATCGGGCCTCATTCCCATGTTCACCGACGAAAAAGATATGGAAGAGCCCGAGGACAATTTTGAAGGCCAACTGGAACTCCTTCAGTCCTTCATCATGGCCGGAGGAAATATCACCGACCTCCTTTCTGAAGGCCAGGTCCAGGAAATAGGCGTCAATGCCGTGCGCGAATGGCGTACCGATCTTGGATCGAATGAGAAGTGGCGAGAGACAGCCAACCGGGGGCTCAACCTGGCCTCCCAGGATACCGACGAGGACGATGAGAAGAACTATCCGTGGGACGGCGCTTCGGACATCCACTATCCCATTCTCACTCAGGCTTCACAACAGTGGGCCGCACGGGCCTATCCTGAATTGGTGAAGGGCGACAAGGCCGTCGGCATCAAGGTCTTCAATCCCCCGTCAAAGTCTCCGTCTCCGGGTGAAATTGCAAGCCTTGGCCCAAAGCCTACTGATCCGCAGGATGCTCAGGCCAGCCAACAGGCCATGCAAGCCGACCAGCAGCAAAGCGACATGATGGAACTTGCTGCCCGGGCAAAAAATGCCCGGGGGGAAAGAGTTGCCCATTTCATGAACTGGACCATCTTTTATAAGATGGAAGACTGGGAAGGCGAGACCGATCTGATGCTGAACCAGCTTCCCATTACCGGAAGCGGCTTCAAGAAAATCTATCGCGGAGATGAAGGCTTCTGTTCGGACTACGTGGCACCCTTGCGGCTTACGGTTCACTCCGGAACGAAGTCCATCTATCGGTGCCCGAGGATCACCCATGACTTTGACCTCTATCCTTATGAGATTGAACAGGCCCAGCGTAGTGGTCGGTATCGTGCTACTGAACTGCCTTCTATGGGTGCTGATCCTGAAACTCCTCGGCTGGTTATTGAACAGCATCGTCTGGAGGATCTTGATGGCGACGGTCTTCCGGAGCCTTATATTGTTACCGTTGACGTAGACACCCAACAGGTCCTTTCCCTCCAACCCGCCTATGGGATGGAAGACGTCATCATCAACCAGAGGGACCGCAAGATCGTCCGCATCGATCGGGACATGCCCTTTGCGGATTTCAAGTTCCTTCCAGACCCCCGTGGTGGCTTCTATGCCACTGGTTTTGCAAGGCTTTTGGAGAGCATCACCGACAGCATCGACACATCCATCAACCAACTGATGGATGCTGGTAACGCAGAGATCGCCGGTGGTGGATTTATCGGGTCAAATCTGAGACTTACGGGCTCCGGACAGGGCGGTTCCATATGGTTCAGACCGGGTGAATATCAGACGGTTTCAACTCCAGGAGCCGATGTTCGTGCTGCCATTTATGAGCGAACCGTTCCCCATCCGTCCGGGGTGACGATGCAGCTTCTCGATATGCTCCTGGGCGCTGCCAAGGACATTGCCTCCATCAAGGATGTCATTACCGGAGACGGAGCCACCACCGCCCCCGTGGGGACAACCTTGGCCTTGCAGAACCAGGCCCTCCAGGTGTTTTCCTCGATCTACAAGCGGGTTTACCGAGGCTTCCGCGACGAGTTCCGCATCCTCTATCGGACCATGAAACGCTATGCGACGGATGAGGACAAGTTCCATTACCAGGAATTGACCGGCGGGAATTTCGACGACGATTTTGCGGGGGATGGAACGGACATCCAGCCTGTTGCTGATCCCTCTGTAGTTACCAAGATGCAGAAAATCTCCCGCATTCAAACTCTTATCCAGATGGCCGAAAGCCCGGTGGGACAGGCCGCTGGCATGACACAGGCCAAGTCTGCACAGGCCCTCATCCTGGATGCTCTGGATGTGATGGATATCGATCGGCCCGAAAGGTTCATTGCCGATGTGCCACCGAACCCCATTCAAACGGGCATGGCCCAAGCGCAGATCCAGGAAAAGCAAGCCGCAAGCCAGCTTAAGATGGCTCAAGCCGTCAAGGCAAAAGCGGAAGGCACGTTGAACCACGCCAGAACCTTGAGAGAGGTCGGCCTGGCCGCCGTTGATACCCATGAGCTTCACGGAAAATCCGAGGAGCTATTAAACGGGGGCTTAATGACCCCTATGGAAGGAGCGAACAATGCCACCCAACCGCCAAGCGCGGCCATCACCTGATGAGAGGTTCAAGGACGCCGTTCCTGAACCGACAGCCTTCACTTTCGTACCGACCTACGATGAGTTTGCAGCATGGTGCCGCCACCCGGTAACGGGTTATGTGGCAACGGCCATGAACGAAATTGCCGATCGGTACCAGAAAGAATGGGCTCAACTAAGCTGGGACCAAGGAACCTGCGATCCCCTTATTCTCACCCGGTACAAGGCATTTGCCGAAGCCTACCGTTCCTTCTCACTTTCCAAGAGAGACGATTATGTCAACATCCTTCAAGCCTAAGGGCCTGACCTCTCCCCTGCCGCAAGCCCCCAGAGGCATTGTCGGCATTCCGACGCTTGGCAAGATCGGGGACGTGTCCCTGACGTCTGTTCCCCTGCTTGATGATTGTCATCCAGGGTTCAAGCCGACCGAATACAATGTGGTCATTGCCCCCGCTGAAATGGCGGCAAAGGTTGGTTCCATCCATATTGCAGACGAAACCCGTGAACGGATGAGTGATGCTCAACAGGTGGGTCGCATCATCCGCGTCTCTCCAGTTGCTTTCAACTATGACCGCTGGCCCGATGGCTCCGCACCTCCCCAGGTCGGAGACATCGTGTGGTTTGCCCGGTATGCCGGTGCGACCTTTGAAGGACAGGATGGTCGCACCTACCGCATCGTCAAGGACAAGGACATTTCCGGTATCATCGAGGAGGTGACCCATGCCCCGTCCTGATCGGTATCGTGCCCGCGAAACAGGTATGAAGGTGGGCGATGAGGCACAAGATGTTGTGTCGCCAGTACAAGAGCCGCTTGACGACGAAGAGAGTTCAAGTCAATCATCCAAAAGAGGTCCGATTGCACAAAGCGAATTGGATGTTGCCCGATCCGTCGCAAGGCGAATGGGATGGGTCCCTCTAGAGGAATGGACGCGAGAACCCTCAAGTTGGGTTGAGGCGGATGAGTTCCTCGATACCACCACCAAAAAGATCGACAACCTGAAAGACCGTCTCAAGCGGACGGGTCAGGCCGCAGATGCCGCGATCGAAGAAGCGCGTCGTCGTGCGAGAGAAGAGGCCGAAATTCAGTTGCGTCAAGCGGCTCGGACCGGAAATGAGGAACTGGCTGTTCAAGCTGCCCGACAGGTGGCTCAGAATGCAGGACCTGATCCCCGGACGGTAGCCTGGATAGGCCGCAACAGTTGGTTCAATGAAGACCCCGCCGCCCGCATGGTGGCCGCTGCGATCTGCGATCAGGAGGCAGCCAAGGGTGCCAGCATTGAGGACCAGTTGGAGCAAGCCGAGGCCGAGGTGAGGCGACGTTTTCCAGAGCATTTCTCGGTCACGGACCGGGAGGAACCGGAGATGCGTCGCTTGAGCGAGATCCGCAAACCTCCGAGCGTTCAGCCCGGGAACCGTGGGACGCCGCCGAGGTCATCGAAGTCCAATGGATGGAATGACATTCCGTCCGGTGACCGGGTGCAGTTGAGCAAGTTCGTCAAGAAGATGGCGACACACAATCTGTCTGAAGCGGACGCGCAAGCCAGACTTGCAGCGTCCTATTGGGCAAACAAGGGTGATGAACGATGAGTACGGTGCCTGAATTTAATCCCGAACGCGGCCCGGTTGACCGTGCCGATCAGGTGGCCGCAACCCGTCGTCGCCGTCGTGGCGGTAATCTCAACCGCATGGCTCAATTCAAGCTTGATATCTTTGAGCCCGACCAGCTTGATCTGGAAAACTTCGTTTACCGTTGGGTGAATGACGAAGACGGTCGTATGCGTATGGCGACCCATAGCGACGACTATGATCATGTGGGGGCCGGTGAGATCAAGGGCTTCGACAGCGGCACCACCGACAGCGAGAGCGCAGAGCGTATCCGTATGCTGACGGGCCGCGACAAGAATGGCAACCCGATCTATTCCTACCTCCTCAAGAAGCCTCGGGCCTATTTTGAGGAAGACCAGGAAAAGGCGGTCCAGTTCCGCGAGGACATGATGCGAGGCATCGTCTACAACGGGGACGTGGAAAGCCTTGAGGGCAAAGCCGCCAATTTGGCTGGCAATGCGTACGTCCCTAAAACCCAAGTCTCCATAGGCGGCGCTGCCCAGCGTCGTCGTGGTCCCCTTCCGCGCAAGAAATAGGAGCCTCAAGGTGGCGAATAACCTTAATACTCCCTACGGTCTTCAGGTCACTCGTCGCCTTGACGCCGCAAAGTGGGGCGACAGCCTCCGGACTTATTACGTCCCGCAAGCCCAAACCAATGCCATCTATGTTGGCGACCCGGTGGTGAAACTCGCCGGTACCGGTCTGAACGGCGTCAATGGCGTCGATCTGGCTTCTGCCGGTTATTCCGGAACCACGGTCGGCAATCCCATCACCGGGGTGGTCTGTGGCTTCGTGGGCGTCCTTCCCGCTGGTGCTACCAATCAGCAGCCGGGTCTTTGGGGTCTGGCCGGTTCGCCGGGTCCGCTCTATCGCCCGGCCTCCACCCCCTACGACTGGTATGTCCTGGTCAATGATGACTTTGAAAGCCAGTGGCAGATCCAGGTGGACAGCACCAACGTCATTGCTGAAACCAGCATCGGCAAGTCCACCACCCTTGTTGCGGGTGCGGGCAACCCCTATACCGGCTGGTCTGGTTGGACGCTGAGTTCGGCAAACGTCGGTGCCAACCAGGGTCAGGTGAACATCATTGGTCTGGTGCAACAGCCGAACAACGATCCCACGCTTCCCTATGCGAAGTACATTGTTCGCCTGAACAGCTCGACCGAAATTCAACCCCAGCCGGGCATCTAAGCCCTCAAGCAGCATTAGGAGGCTAAGATGGCCGCAGTTATTACACGCAGTAATCACCCCGACGCTCTTTGGCCGGGGGTTCTGGAATGGTTCGGTCTGGAATACGACGAATTTCCGGATATCTACCCGCAGATCTTTGACGAGATCGACGGTGAACTCGCCACCGAGCGTCTGATCGAGGCCACAGGCTTTGGTCTGGCCCAAACCAAGTCGGAAAGCGCCCCGATCGCTTATGACGCCGACAGCGAAGGCTATGCCACCCTGGCAACGCCGACGGTGCTGGCCCTGGGTTATCAGGTGACCCGTGAAGAGCTTGAAGACAACCTCTATACGGAAGTCTCCATGCCCCGTGCCGAGAGCCTTGCGTTCTCCATGCACACCACGATCGAACTGACCCACGCCAACGTGTTCATCAACGGGTTCTCCAGCTCGTATGTCTACGGCGACGGTCAGCCGCTCTTCTCGGCCAACCACCCTACCAAGTCGGGTCCGCAGTCCAACCTTCCGACCGTGAACGCGGACTTCTCGGAAGCTTCGCTGGAAGACATGATCAAGCGGATCTATCTGGCTCAGAACTCCCGTGGCTTGCAGATTTCGCTCCGTCCCCGGAAGCTCCAGGTTTCCGCCGCTGACATGTTCAACGCGACCCGCGTTCTGGAAAGCCAGCTTCGGACCTCGACCGCGAACAACGATATCAATGCCATCAAGCAGATGGGCCTGATCCCGGAAGGCGCGATCGTCAACCCGTACCTTGGCGTTGAAGCCACGCAAGCCTGGTTCCTTCTGACCTCGACCAAGAAGAACAAGGGTCTGGTCTCCATCTGGCGTCGTTATCCGGAACTTGAGAAGGACAACGACTTTGACACCGAAAACCTGAAGGCCAAGACCACGGCCCGTTTCGTGGCTTCAGTGGCCGACTGGAGAAGCGTGTACGGAACGCCGGGCTTCTGATCAGGCGCAAAGGGGTGAGCCATGCGGTGCGCGACCGTCAATACTTGGCGTTCAGGCAACGCATGGTTTACCTGTGACCGCTGCTCCCAGCGGTGGCGTCGGGGGGACATGCTGACAGAGTGGACGAACCTCAGGGTCTGTCCCGTCTGCATTGATCCCCGTCCGCCTCAGATGATGCCTCCGAACGTCTATCCGGAAGGCATTCCGTTCTTCGATGCGAGGCCACCTCAGGACAATCCTGACAGGCTTTCGGACGATACCTATCTGCATCCGGCAACGGGCGGAATTTTTGCTCCCAATGGTGGGCCTCCGCTGATGCCCAATGGGCAGACGCTTCCGATCGGTGCCTTGTCTCCGAAGGAATTTATCGAAGATCCGATCCCCTACGTGGAATTTCAGTTCATCGATGACAACGATGAGCCGGTCATTGCAGATGATGGGGGGCTGTTTGATGTGGGTCCGGTAAGCCCGCCCCCGCCTCTGCCGCCTATCCCGACCCTTCCCGGCCAGACAGTCCCGACTGGGGCAAATGTCATCCAGGATGATATCACCTTCAAGACCGGGGTCATTCCCGCCCCGACTGTCCCTGGAGCCGGTTAATGCCCAAGATCCGCCAGTACCCCCAGGTCTTTATTCCGGATGCGACCGACGCCTTCATAATCGACCGTTTGGGCGAGGGCACGTTCTATATCGAGTATAGCAACCTCACGATCGGTGGCGGCGGTGGAACCGTAACGTCGGTAAATGCCAGTGGTGGGACAACGGGGCTTACCTTCACGGGTGGGCCGATCACGACCAATGGCACCCTGACCCTTGGCGGAACGCTCGCCATTGCCAATGGCGGCACCGGCACCGCAACGCCTTCACTGGTGGCGGGAACCAATGTCTCCATTTCCGGAACATGGCCGAACCAGACAATCAATGCCACGGGCGGTGGCGGTGGGTCCGGAACCGTGACCTCGGTGGATGTTTCCGGGGGAACAACGGGCCTCACCTTTACGGGTGGCCCAGTCACTACCTCCGGGACCATCACCGCTGGGGGCACCCTTGCGGTTGCCAACGGGGGAACGGGCACCGCAACTCCCTCTTTGGTACCGGGCACCAATGTCACGATCACGGGTTCATGGCCAAACCAGACCATCAACGCTTCTGGCGGCGGCGGGTCGTCCATCAACGTGCAGCAAGCCGGGTCCACGGTTGTCACCGGGCTCACCACGCTGAACTTTCAGCAGGGTGCGGTTGTCACCGGAAGCGGCACGACTGCCAACATTTCGATCTACAATGCCGTTGCCACATTGGTGCCGCCTCCGGTGCGGGGATATTCCTATGTCTCCGGATCTTCCAACAGCTTCAACGTACCTTTCCCCGCCGGAACGGTCGCGGGTGATTTTGCAATCCTGAACGGTGCGGGCGGCTATGGACCCTCTGGTCCGCCATCCGGATGGACTTCCCTGAACAGTGCGGGCGCTTCCGGTATTCAGGGCGCGACCTTCAGCAAGACGCTGACCTCGGGCGATATTGCGACCGGGTATGTGACGGTGGCCTTCAACAATTCTTATAACGCCATCTGCCAGATGGTGACGTTTCAGGGTGCTGCAACCGTCCGCGACACCCAAGGCAATGCCGATGGCAGCACCACGCTTACCAGTGCGAACACGGTTCAGGTCAATGACCTCGGGGTGCATTTTGCCACGGTCCGATCCGGCAACATCACTTCGGTCACGCCCGGAACGCTTCAGCAGACCAACACTTTCGCAGACATCAAGGCGGCGATCTACACCGCCACGGTCGGCACGGCGGGCGCTCAGTCGATCGCCTACAATGTGTCGGGCGACTATTACATCTGCTCGGTGTTCGTGGACAACGTGGCCGGGGCCAACATGGTTACCGGAGAAACGACCACGATTGCCGGTGGAGCACCGTTGATCGCGGCTCAAGAGGGTTATCGCTATTACGACAGCGCCAATTCCTACGCGCCATACATTTACGACAATGGCGGCTGGCAACAGGTTGGGCCACTGCCGAGCATTCCAGCACTGGCCAATGTGCCGGTTGCCTCTACCTTCACCTATACGCTGGGGTCGCCAACGAGCAAGACGACCCAAGCGGGAGTGGGTGTGCTGTTCGACAGCGGCACTTTCGGCAACAGCGACAACATCACTGGGTACGGCGTTTCAGTACCGGGTTCCACGCCCTACACATTCACCCTGGGAATGAGTTCTCCACTCATTCAACAGGCAAATATGATTGCGGGATTGTTCCTGACCGACGGGACAAAAGTTGTAACCATAGGCAATGCTGCGCAAGGCACTGGTGGTGTAAAGATCGACTATTGGGCGAACAACACGACCTATAACGGTCAACCATTCTGGCAGACCGGACAAATGTATCCGTTTTTCCGTGTTACAAATAACGGAACAAATCTGACTTACTCATATTCGCTTAATGGGTATTCATGGCTGGCGTTTTATCAGGAGTCCATAACGGCATATCTTGGCACAATTACAGCCGTGGGCTTCTGCATTAACAACACATATACAAGCGGCCAAGCGCCGCCTTCTGGAACCCATGGACAGGCAACGATTTTCTATTGGGCGCAATCTTAAGGGAAACCAATGCCTCAGTTTCGCCAGTACCCACAAGCCACCAGCCTGATCGCTACCGATGCGTTTGTCATCGACCGCTTGGGTCAGGGCACCATGTATGCAGAATATTCCACCATCTCCAGCGGGAGCGCCCTGACAGTTAAGCAGGGCGGTACGGTTGTCGATGCTGCAACCACGACCTTGAACTTTACTGGGAGCGGGGTGACCGTCACGGACGCCAGCACCGGCAACGTGACCGTCAATATCCCAGGTGGCGGTTCATCGTCGTTTGTCGGCTTTTCAACGTTTGGCACCTTCGCTTCCCAAACGTCTTTGCCCTTCACCGGACTTCCCCCAACGGCTCCCGCAACAACCTGGACGACGAGCTTTGACACCGCCAACGGGCTGGCGTTTGGCAATCCGTTTCCCGGGGTGGCTGGTACGACGATTTATTATGTGGCACCGACAACGGGCTATTACGAAATTGGTGCCGTGGGCTATTTCACGACCCAGGTTGATAGCGCCGATGCCACCTCTCTGCCTTCCACCAATGTGTTCATTGAGGTCGGGATCGTTCTGGTGGTTGGGACTACTCCGCAAAACGGCCTTGCCGGAAATAGTTTCACGGTAAATAACAGCCTACCGCCCATAACAAATTATGGCACTAATAAAGCCGCGCCCAGTTTATATGTAGCGGGAACAACTATAGTTCACGCTAATGCGGGGCAAAAAATATGGCTTTTATGTGCGGATGCCTACCCTAGAAGCGTAGGCACTAGCTATGTTCAATATGAAAATATGTTATTTTTCGGAAAGTATCTGGGAAACTGAAAATGACCACAACCTTTTCCCTCAATGCTGGTCAGTTCATCACCCGGGCCTATCGGATCTTGGGTGTGCTGCCGTCTGGGGGAGTGCCGACCGACGATCAGTTTACCCAAGGGATCATAGCCCTGAATGCCATGCTCATGGGCTGGCAAGCCGATGGCATCAACCTCTACCGCCAGACCCAGCTGTCTCTGACGGTGGGTGCCATGCAGGGCGTCCCGGGGAACCCAGTTTCCATTACCCCGCTCATCATGGGCTTTGAAGAGGGTCGGTGGGTGGTAACGCCCGCCCCGAACCTTTTTGAGCGGCCTATGGGCATATTTACCTACGTCGATTATCAGACCCTTCCGAACAAGCTCGCCGGGACAACCTCGGGGCCGTCAGTGGTGATGTTCGACAAACAGGAAAACGCCTCCAACCTTTATCTCTGGCCTCCTCCCACCTATGGCGGGACGTTGAATTGCACGGTGGGCCGGTCGGTGAACAACGTCCTTGTCCCGACCGATCCGGTGGACGTTCCCAACGAATGGACCGAAGGGGTGATCTATAACCTCGCGGATCGCCTGATGGATGACGAAGCCGTGGCAATGGCCGACCCGGCCACGTCGCAGAACATCCAGCAGCGGGCTCAGGTTTTCTACGGCAAGCTACTCAACTTCGATCGCCCGACCTCAGTGATGATACGTCCCTGGGGTAAACGGGGCTCTGGCAAATTCTGGAGATAGACATGGCCTTCAACGCATCCCTCCTGCCCATCAATGCCTATGCGGTCACGCCGTCGAACACGACGGTCTTGAATGCCTTCTACCTTTATGTCGGGGGCACCGGAGATGTGGCGGTCCTGCCTTTCGCCCAGAATGGGAAGCCGTCTCCGACCTCGGTGATCTTCAAGGCGGTTCCGGCGGGTTCGTACATCTGGGTCCAGGTGAGCAAGGTGCTTTCCACCGGGACCACGGCGACGCAGATCGTGGCTATGGGGCCAACCTGAGAGTAGAATGTAACTGACGCTTCATTGCGCCGACTGGGGGGCTGAGCTTGACTACCGAGAGAACTCTGGGTGAACGAGTGGCCGTCATGGAAAACGACATCCAAACGCTATATGCCAAGGTGAACAAGATGGAAGAACAGCTCCAATCTCTGACCAAGGGTGCATGGGCCTTGGTTGTCGCCATTACGGGCTGGGCGCTGGTGCAGCTCTACATGGAGAACGAGCGCAGCATTCAACTGCTGCAATACAGACCCCCGATGGTCCAACCCCGCTAACTTGCGGGTACGGATCAATCGGTATACCCTCGCAACCGTTGCCCTTGGGTAATCAGAACGGAGACCGCTGTGGCAACTCTCAACGCAAACCGGCGCAACCGCTTGAAAGCCTCTACCTTTGGTATGCCTGGCGAACGCAAATACCCCATGCCCGACAAGAGCCATGCCGCCAACGCAAAAGCGCGGGCGACGCAGATGGTGAAGGCGGGCAAGTTGTCGGAAGGCTCGGCTGAGAAGATCAAGGCCAAGGCCAACCGCATCCTGGGGGCCGGTCACCATGATGGTGAAAGCCCAATGAAGGGCGATGAAAGGAAAAGCGAGATGCACAAGGAACACAAGACCGCCGCTCATCGTGAGCATATGGCGAAGAAGAAGACCGGCCACGCCGCTCATATGCGCGAAGAGCGTCATGAGCATAAGGCCAAGGCCCACCAGCCGAAGATGCATGAGCGCGGTGCGGTCATGAAGGCTGAAAAGATGGCCGAACACCGTGGCCACAAGGCGCATACCGCCATGCACGGTGGCAAGCATGAGGCCCACAAGGTCGTGCACGTTCACCACCACGTTCACCACCACGGCCACAAGGCTTAATCGCCTTCCCTTCCAGCGACCGGCCTTGAAAGGCTCCCCATGTCCTCTATGAAAACCAAGGCCGGTCGTTCTGGATCGGCCAACTGCTTCAACACTCCGGGTCCGACGCCCGGGACCAACAAGGCGATCAACTATCACAAATCGATCGCAATGGGCATTCCGGCGATGGCGACCCCCCGCACGGTCAATATCGGTCAGAAACAGACCGAGACCGGCTGGTCCTGCGCTCCGGGCATCTCCTCGAAGGCGTGTTACACGCATAATCGGAAGGGCGGGCGATGAGCGCAAAAGAAACGCCGCCCCGCGCCGAACAGCCGCCGCAACAAAACGCCCCCTCTGGCGCTTGGTATCGGGCTTGTGTGGACGCTCTCAAGGCCGAAAAGCCGCTGCCCCCGCTGCCCGAGGTGAAAAAATGACGACTTCATTTACGAATGATCAGGGGACCGGCTATGTCGGCACTGACGGCCTCGTCGGCCCCCTGAACAACGCCAACCCGAACTCCCCGACCTACTTTCCCGCCCCGCTTCCGAATGCGTTCCAGATCACCCCACGGTCGGTGACTGCCCATGCGGGTGGTGGTGCGACGAATGCGACCCAGCTTCTGCCGGGTCTTGCGATTGTTTCGGTTGCCACCGCTGCTGACAGCGTGAAGCTGCCCGACGCAAGCACGGTTCTTCCTGGGACGTTTGTTTTCGTGATCTGCTTCTCGTCCAATGCGCTAGCCGTGTTCCCCTATGGGGGTCAGACGATCAACCGATCCACGTCGGCTGTTTCGCTGCCGAGCCAAAATGTTGGCATTTTCATCTCTACCACCTCTGCCGATTGGCAGTTTGGCCCCGCCGTCCTTTAAGGAACAATCACATGACCGTCTCGGGTGGATCTTCTTTCTCAAACAATGAAGGTACCGGCTATGTCGTGGCCGATGGTTTCATTGGTCCGAATGGCGGTCCCGCGACCTTCCCGAACGGCGGTGGCGGCGGTGGTGGAAGCACGGTCAACGGCGACCCTAACGCCAATGTTCTAGGTGCCACCGGGACAACGAATGATGGCGGCGGTGTTGCGGTAGCCGGTGGAAACTCGACTTCAGGCAGCGGCGGAGCAGTTTTTGTTGTGGCCGGATATTCGACTTCCGGCACTGGCGGAGTTGCGGGTTTTAGCGCTGGAGGATCGCCCAGTGGAGACGGAGGCAACATTTTTGCTGTTCCGGGCTCTCCGTCAGGCGGCGGCAACATTGGCGTTTCGGGCGGTAATTCGCCGACCCAGAATGGCGGCGAAGTCCTGATCACGGGCGGTAATGGCGCTCAAGGCGGCGGCGTGACCGTTGCAGCGGGAAACTCTACTGGCTCGGTAGGCACTGGCGTCTTGATCAGAGGGGGTAACAGCGCTGGAGACGGCGGCGATCTCCTTTTGACGTCCGGAAACGGTGGCGGCGGTCGCGGCGGTAACATCACGTTTTCACTTGGCACCGGAACGGGCATCAACGGCTTGATCCTTATGCCCAATCTACCGACCAACAATCCAGCGATCGCCGGTGCTCTCTGGAACAATGCGGGCGTCCTTAGCGTCAGCGCGGGCTGATAGATGCAGATTTCCCTGACGACCGCCAACTACGGACGCCCCAGGGTCGATCTTCCTCAGACGCGGCTCGTCAACGCCTATATCGAGAAGTCACCGGGCGGGCCGACCGAAGCTATCAGGACGGCTCGCCCCGGCCTCACCCCCCTATATGTAAACGGTACCGGCCCGATCCTTGCGTCCTTTGAGCAACCTGGTTTGTTCAACGGCGACCTTTTCACGGTCTCGGGGAGTGAGTTTTACCGCAACAACACCCTGATCGGTTCGGTGGCTTATTCCACCAACCCGCAGATGGCCGCTGCCAATGGGCTTCTGGCGTTGGTTTCCGGTGGGGCGCTTTATATCTATGATGGCACCACGCTGACGGTTCAGGCGACCTTTGACGACTTCGTATCGCCCCTGCCCCCGTTCAGCGGCGTGTCGGTCCTCTACAACATTTTTGTCTATCCGGTGGTGGGGTCCGATACGTTCTTCTTCTCCAGCGTAGGCCAGCCGGGGACGATCAATGCCCTGAATTTCTCATCGGCTCAGACCTCGCCCGACCAGATCGTGCAGTCCTACGTCCTTGCTGAAGAGCTATATTTTTTCGGCCAGACCTCTGTGGAAATATGGGACTATACCGGAGCCCTGGCGGCTCCGTTTGCCCTCTCCCCCGGTCGAACCTATGCGCGGGGCTGTGCCTCCCAAGCCTCCGTCAAGAAGCTGGACAACTCGCTTTTCTGGGTCGGTGACAACTTCACCGTTTACCGGACCTCGCAGATCCCGATCCGGATTTCCACGTCCTTCATCGAGGACCGTCTGCAAAAAGCCGGGGACGCAATATCCCAACTGACGGCAATGGTCTTCAGCGTCGAGGGCCATGCGTTCTATATCTTCAATCTTCCCTCCCTGGGGGAAAGTTACTGCTACGACTGCCAGACGCAGGAGTGGGCACGGTGGGGCACCTATACCGGCCTCCAGTATGAACCAGACGTGTTCCTTGCCTCGGTGGCCTCCGGACAGGGTGAGATGATCTATCTGGGGTCACACCAGGATGGATCGATCTATCTTCTGGACGTGAAGAACCACACCGACGATGGCCGTTCCATGCAAGTGGTGGTTTCGGCCTCCATCTGGGTCGGCGGCGGAGTTCACAAAGTCCACAATGTTTCGTTACAGTGCGTGAGAGGGGTCGCCACGTCTTCCACGCCCAATCCGATCGTGGAAATGCGGTACTCCGACGATGGTGGACGGACCTGGACGAGCTGGACGCCGGGATCTCTGGGATTTGTTGGAACCTACAGCTACAAATCCACCTGGAGGTCCTTGGGCATCGTCAAGCAGCCCGGACGCCTGTTTGAGTTTGCCATCTCCGACGCGGTCAACGTCACGGTGGAAGGCGTTTCGGTCAACGAGGCTCGGGTCTGATGACGACATTCCTTCGCGTTCCGAACTCCACGGTGAAGATCACCACCCCTGACGGGCAAATGACTTTGCCGTGGAGGCGGTTCTTTCAGGACATCGTAACGGACGTAAACGCGGTCTATCCCCCCGTTTTCAACAATGGCGCACCGGGCACCTTGGCCGGGTCTCAGGGGCAAGTCCTTTACGATACCACCACCAGCCCTTACACCACCTATGTCTACAACAATGGTGCTTGGCATAGGACGGCTTGATGAGACGAACCTTCGACGCGGCGGAGCTCAACCGCATAGCCTCCCATCCTGATGTAAGGCCGTGGATTGGCTATACCGAAGGCGATGCGATCGACCTCTCCAACGTCGTCGAAAACCCTGCAAATTTCTGCTTCCTGACTGATCGGGGGCTTGGCGGCTATATTCTGGTAAATAAGGGCAACGGGCTCTATGAGGCCCACACTCTTGCCATGCCCGCAGATCGCGGAAAGCCCATGCTTCGCCTAATGCGCGAAGGTTTTGCGTTCATGTTCCTTGCAACCGATTGCCTGACCGTAACGACGCTCGTTCCGGACGGATCCCTTCAAGCGGCAAGTTGGGCAAAACTCGCCGGGTTCAGGTTCAGTTTCCGCCGGGAAGCCTTCTTCCGTCTGGACGGTCGGTTGGTTGGCGGTTCGTTCATGAGCCTTGCCTATGAGGATTGGGTTTCCCGCGCTCCCGGTCTGGAGGAAGAGGGCCGAGCCTTCCATGACATGATGGAAGAAAAACGCCCCCACGGTTCCCACGCCGATGACGAGATCCATGACCGCTGGGTTGGTGCAACTATCCAGGGGATTAGATGTGGCAACATACTCAAGGCTATTGCGCTCTATAACCGCTGGGCGGCAATTGCCGGGTATCAGTCGGCAATTGCCGTCTCTGCGAACCCACCGCTTGTGGATATAGGCGATGCGGTGATACAATTGGTCGATGGGCGCATGGACGCACTAAAAGTGCGAGACCTCCCTTTCTCCTGAAAATTGGGATGATCCATGCCAGCCGCAGCCGCCGCCGCCCTTCCTGCCGCCGTCAGTGCTGGCTCCTCGATTATCGGCGGCATAGCCCAAAGCGATGCAGCGGATGCCGCAAACAAGGCGGCACAGCGGGCGTCTTCTGCAAATATTGCGACCGCCGATCAGGTCTATGGTCAGACCACGAATAACTTCAACCCGTTCATTCAGGGCGGGCAGACGGCGACCAATGAGACGCTAGGTCTTCTCGGGCTTGGCGGGAACCCGCAAACGGCAAATAACGCTTTCGATCAATTCCGCAACTCCACAAATTATAATTTTCTTCTGAACCAGGGCCTTCAAGGCGTTCAGTCTGCCAACGCGCAATCGTTCAACTCCGGGGCTACCATGAAGGCCTTGAACAACTATGCCCAAGGCATGGCCGGTAACGCGCTCTCTGGGTATATGGGGCAACTGAATAACCTTAGCGGACAAGGGTTGAGCGGTGCCGGTCAGCTTGGTTCGATCGGCCAAAACTACGTTCAACAGGTCGGCGGCTTCCGCAACAATGCGGCGGGCATGGCCGGATCTGCCGCCATTGCCAATGCCAACGCGCTTACTGGAGCGATCAATGGGGTCGGCCAAGCCATTGCCCCAGGTTTGTCTTCGTTTGTCGGCGGGTTTGGAAAAGGTGGAGTTATACAGCCAAATTCAAACGCCGTTAATACGGGGGCTTACAACCAGACCGTTGCACCCTCATCATTTGACACAAGCGGCTTTGTTCCGGCGCAAAACATGAACTTCATGACCGCTCAGCTAGCTGGTTAAGGCCAATGTCCGACAGCATCACAATTCAACCGTTCGGCCTGACGACGCCCGATTATGCCGGGTCCATTCAAAAGGGTTTTGAGCAACAAGCCGCTCAAGGCGGTCTGCGGGCCTTGCAGGGCATTGACCTCAACGACCCCGATAGCATGAACAAAGCCCTTCAGGGCTCTATCCGTGCAGGAGCCATCGACCAAGCCACGGCTTTGCAGAACCTTGCCTTCACTCGTTACAAGGTTGAGGCCCTGCAAAAATTGCCGCAACAGATCGCTGCCGCTCAAGCCTACCTTATGGGTGGTGGCGAGCAGCCGCAACAGTCGCAGCAACCGCAACAGCCGAACCCGGAGGCTAATCCGAAACTGGCCGATTTTCACGCGGATGCTGTTGCCACGGCGCAAAAATTGCTTGCGACGAACGACCCCGTGGAGAAGCAGTCGATCGCTGATGACGCGGCGGCGCGGTACAAGGCCATGGGTTTGCCGGAAGATGCCATCAAGGCGGACTTGGGAGATCTGTCTGTGCCGCACCTTGAACAGGTGCATGACAAGCACCTGGCGGCTTACAATGCGTCATCTGGTCAAGCCCCCGCGCCACAACAAAATACCTATGGTGCGACAAACGCCGCCTTGAACCGATCAGAACGAGCGCGTCAGTTTATTTCCGGAGGCGGAGTAGCTCCTATCTTGATGGGAAGCGCATTGAGCGGCGTTCCGGAGCTGGCGCAAGCGTTTGAGAGGGCGGCGCAATTCGGAGCCGCACCCGCACAAGCCGCGCTGACCGAAAGCGCCACCGCCCCGATCAAAACCGCTCAAGCCGTTGCACAGGCTCAAGGTCTTCTTCCGACGGAGGTTGCCAAGGCCGGTCTCGTCAAACAGGCGGAACTTTCTGGCGAACAAGACGTCAAGGGCGGCACGGTTTATGACCAAGAGGATAAACCGATCACGCTTTCAGGACCGGACTATCGGCGGTTTGTGAGCGCCCCTCAGGCGGTCAAGGACAAGCTGGGTTGGTCTTTGACCGAACCGACCAGGGCCAAAGAAACTGCAACTGCACTTGGCCGAGCGGCTGGAGAAACGATTGAGCTTCCCACCCCCGGCGGCGGGAAGAAAGTTGTGCCCAAACTTGGCTTCCTTGAGAGCGGCGGAGGTGCCCAAGGCCCGGGCGTTGCCGAACAAAAAATCATGGAGAAGCAAGCCACAGATTATTCTGGAACGGTTAGCTCTGCGAATGCCTCTGATCGCATTAATCAAATCAGGCAAATGCAGGACCTTGGATCTCGCATCATGTCTGAAAGTGCACAAAGCTCCGGTCCTTTGACGGGCAAAACCGCTGCTATCTTGTCGCCATTTTCAGGTGCGGGAAGAAAAGTCTCGGATTATGTCAATAACGCGCAACTGCTGGATCAAGACCTTTCGCTTGGAAAAACTGGGGCGCTCAAAGGGGTTGGAGCGTCCGTGGTCCGGAACCAAGCCGAGTTTGGTCAGATTACCAACGCGGTTTCCACCCTTAACAGCCAACCAGACGTCATCAAGTCCACGGGAGCAAAGATCAAGGCGACCGCCGATCTGGAAGACGCCTTCAACAGATTTACTCAAGCCTACGACGCCGACCCGAAATCCGTGAAAACACCCGCCGCGCTCGCCACTGCCTGGCAAAACACGGAAGCTTACAAGCGCGGCATCGCCGGATCCAAGGTTTGGGAAAACGTCAATCTTGGCACCATGCCGGATGGCAAAACCCCCGCACCCGCCTTGACGGCTCCGGTTACCCATAAGGATGGCCACACTTACGTTGTCTGGGGCCAAGGTCTTCCTAAAGGCAATCAGATCGTCATACGGATCAAATGATGGCTGACGCAACGGACTTTACCCCCCAGGATCTGGATAGCGTTGCCAGGACGATTGTCACTGAAGATGCGGGCAATCCGGACGCGATCGCGCACGTCATTAACAACCGTGTTCTCTCCAGCGGGTTGACCCCTCATCAGGTCGTGTCTGCCCCCAATCAGTTTACGGGTTGGGCAAACGCGGGTTCGGTGGATCCCAAAAGCCCCGCCTATCGGAGAGCTTATGCCGCCGCTCAAGATGCCTTCACCGGCAAGTCGGAAGACCCGACCGGCGGCGCTCAGTTCTATTACAATCCCGATCTCCAAGCTGAACTCCACAAGACCAACCCTGGTCAGTACAAGGCTGTTCCAGATTTTGCGGTGGGCGACGGCTACCGGATCGGCAAGCACCTTTATTACGGCGGCACATATACGGGTGAGGCCCCCGCTACGGCTTCTGCATCTGCAACGCCAGAAGCGCCAATGCCGTCTGCCGAAGATCTTTTGGCTCACGCGCAAAATCCGGCTGCTGCAACGCCCGAAGACGGAATGCCGAGCGCCGAGGAATTGCTTGGCCAGCAAGGCGCTGGTGGAAAGCCTCCCGCCGGAACCGTTCAAATCACGCCCGAACAGGCCCTTGCCAACCTGAAAATTGGCGAGATGGCCAATCGGTCGGAACGATATGCCCCGGTTGGCCTTAGCGATGTAGTTACCAATTCGGCCATGTTTGGGTTGCAGCCGGTAGTCGCGGGCGGGACAGAGGCGCTTTTGACCGGAGGCCAAAATTTGCTCGCGGGCCTCGGTATCGGAAAGCCGACCGGCTATGGCATGGGTGAGGCTTATAATGCTGAACTGGCCTTGGAACAGGCTCGCCTTGAAAGGTTTGGGCAAGGGCATCCGTTTCAAAACATTGTTGGGTCTACGCTGGGTGCGATTGCAGGTGGACCGGCGAAATTGGGTATGTTGGCAGAGCGCGGCGCTCTGGAGCTTCCAGGTTATGCTGCTGGCTGGATCAAGGCCCCCACGACGACGCTGGGCAAACTGGGACAATCCTTTTTGGGCGGCGCTGCGGCTGGTGCGGCGCAAGGCGCGGGCGAGGCTGCATCTCGGGGAGAGAGCCCGGAAGATATCGCTGGATCTGCGGTTGCTGGTGGCGCGTTTGGTGGCGTGACGGGAGCGGTCACCAGGCCCATCGCGAATGCGGTTTCCGGTGTTGTTAATCCTTTGCTTCCCGCCGCGGAAAGCACCTTGGGGCAACGCGCCGCAACGGCAACCTCTCACGCAATAGCCGGTGCTTTGACGACGGGTCTCGGAACTGGCGGGTTGACCTTGTTCCGCACCGGGAACCCCAAACTAGCTTTGGAGGCTGGGGCAACCGGGGCGCTCGGCGGCGCGGTAGCTGGCGGTCTTGGCGGGGCCGTGCATCCGACTGAACCGCCGAACGCTACGCCGACCCCTCGCAATCGACTTCAAGCCTATGATGAATTGATCGCGCAAGGCGTCACACCGGAACAGGTTCGATCCGGCCCCGCTGGCGCGATTGCAGCGGACGTTGTTCCAGGTGCTCCGAAGATCCTGCGCGAAGCATCCAAGACCGGGGCGCTGGTGGAGCCCACGGTTCGCCAAGCCTATGAGGGACAAGACACGAATGCGCCCTCGCAGCGCGTTGCCTCTGGGTTGTCGGCGGGCCTCGGGACTGACGTAACGAAGGCCAATACGAACTTCGACGACTACCAAGAGGCTCAACAGGAAAAGGTTCGGCAAGCCTACGACGAACTCAAGGATGGTCGCGGGGTCAATACGCCCATGCTCCGCAAAGCCATGGCGGTCCTTCCCGCTTGGCGAGATGCCGTTGTGGAAGCCGCCAGAACTATTCTGGGGCAGCACCCAACTCTTGAAAACGTCGGGTGGGTTCGCAATCCTGATTATGTCGAACCGGAAGAAACTCCGGAAGAGGCTCCGTCGGAAGGGGCCGCGCCAGCCGCAAAGCCGACCAAGGCAAAGGATTGGGCAGACGAACTTGCAGCATATGTGAAGACCGATGCAAAACCCCGCATGAACGGTGCAAGCGTCCGGACGTTTGTGAACCAACAGGGCGGCATCCGGGACGCTGGCGGCGAGATCGTGGACATTCCAGGCCTCTCAAGGCCCACGGGAAAGTACGCCGTGTCGGGTGACCGCATGGTGGAAAGAGTGAACGATGCTGGCTACACGCGGCCTGACGGAAGGCCGTTTGAGGATGATAATGACCTTATTCAGCATTTGAACGACCCGTCATCGAAGGAGAACTATCCGGCAACGCGGGAAAATCAGGACGCCATGGAAAAGCGGCGTCAGGTCGATGCCGCACACGATCAGATCAACAACGAGCTGACCCAGACACTGGGCCTGACGCACCACGATTTCAGCGCTGCGGATCTGGCCGAGTTTTTGCGGACCGGCGATATCACGCACATGGAGCGTCTTCCGGAGGAACAGGTAACTGCGGAGAAGGCCGAACGGCAGAACGTCGAAAAACAAGCCGACGACTTCCTCAACCCCGACATCAAGCAGCCCAAATACATCCCGACGACCGACACGCTTCTGGAGGCGGTTAACAATTACCGTGCCTTGCAAAGGGGTGGATCTAACCCTCAAGCAGCCCTGCAAGCCTCTCGCACCATGGGCAACATCCTGTCTCACCTGGATGAGGCCATACCGGGGTTTGCGGAGGCGCGTTCGCTTTCGGCGGACAAGAAGTCAAACGCCGATTGGTTCAGTATGGGTAAGGACGCGGCCAATCCCGGTCGCTCCAGCGACGACTTCCAGCAACTTAAAAAGATGTGGGAAGATCCGGACACCGACGAGAGCGATCGCCGAGCCTTCATTGAGGGGTATGCGGGGGCTCACGGGCAAGCCCTTGAACAAGGCAAGCTGAACTTTGGCAAGATTGCGTCCAGCCCCTATCACAACGCCGTTCGCGAACTGATCTCGGGTCCGGAAGGCAACGAACAGGCCGTTCAATCGCTGAAAGCGGAGCAGTCCTTGAAGGACACGCAAAAGCAGAACGTGACCGGCCTTGTCAGGGATCAGAAAAACCAAGTCGTAAGCCTTGAGGGTTTCCCGGCCTGGATCAAACGCGGCATGGGACAGAACACCACGCCTGGCACCGCTAATGCCTTGGCCGAAGTTCTTGCGCTTCCGAAGGAGCAGATGGCTGCCGAACTGGAGGCGAGGGCCAAGGACCTCAACGCTGCCAATGCTCAGAGGACCACGCTCTCCAATATCATTCGTCCCGCGCAATCTGCGCTTGCCGGTGCGGTGGGCGGTCAAGCCGCTGGCATGAGCATTGGAAGAAAACAACAACCCTCTGCAATCCCGGTTGGTGGCAGATATCACTGGGCGTTCGATCCCAGAACCAACCAGGTTTTCGCAGCGCCCGGTCCCGCGCCGGTTGTCGGCTCAAACGTGAGATAAGAACATGGCATCCGGTCGCCTCATCCTCCCGCTTTCCGAACCGACACTGACGGCGGCTGGCGTCCCGAACTCCGGGGCGACGCTGACCGTCTACAACACCGGCACCACCACCCTCGCCTCGATCTACGCCGACGCGGCCCTGTCCACGCCGATTACCAATCCGCAAACGTCCAACGCCGCTGGCCGCTTCTATGCGCAGACCACGGAAATATGGGCCGATGTGTCGATCGCGTACGACTGCGTCCTGTCCCTGACCACCGGAGAGGTGTTCACCTACCTCAACGTCTGGCTGGTGGGTGCTCCGCAAACGGTGACCGGGTTTGCGCCGATCAACTCCCCGACGTTCACTGGCGTTCCCCAGGCCCCTACTCCCGCAGCCAATGACAGCTCGGGCAAGATTGCCACGACCCAGTTTGTCACCACGGCGATCGGCAACGCGTCCTTCCTTCCGGCTGGCATGGTGGTTCCGTTTGCAATGGCGTCTGCACCCACCGGCTGGCTGGTCTGCGACGGCTCGGCGGTCTCTCGGACCACGTTCGCACGACTGTTCAACGTGATCGGCACCACCTGGGGGGCCGGTGATGGAACCACCACGTTCAACCTTCCGGACTGCCGTGGGCAGTTTGTCCGTGGCGCTGACCTCGGGGCAAATGTGGACCCGGGTCGAGCGATCGGCACGTCCCAAGGCTTTGCCATGCAGGGTCACGCGCATAACTTCGGTGTCACCACCGTGAACAATGGGGGCGTCTATGCGGGCTTTGCCTCTGGCGGCGATAACGCTGTTTATCAGAACCCGACGAATGCGTCTGGGACACAACCCGTGACCTCGGCTCCAGTGACCTCTGGCACCTATGGCGCACCGGCGATTGCCAATGAAACCCGCCCGGTGAACGTGGCGATGGTGTGGTGTATTAAGTCTTGAGGCCCATCCCCGACATCCTGATTGCCTTCCTGCGCCGAGAGGAAGGTGTGCGGTACACCGCCTACCGCGACATAAAGGGCATTTGGACCTGTGGGGTGGGATCGACCACGGGCGTCACGCCATCTACAACGTGGAATGATACACAGGTTGATGCACATCTGCGGATGGATATGGAACTTGCACGGACGCGGCTCAACAATGTCCTCGGCCCAAAGGTCGTGGACACTCTCACAGAGTGCCAATATGCAGCGTTACTCTCGTTCGTCTTCAACTGCGGCGCAAAGGCGCAATGGCCGATCTGGAGCTGTATCAAGAGCGGTCGCTTGGCCGACGTACCAAGCCACCTCGAAAGGTATAACCATGCCGCAGGAGCTTTTGACCCTGGTCTACAAAATCGACGCAAAGCTGAATGCGCTCTTTGGAATGGTAGCGATAGCCTCTGTAAGTCTGTTCCGCCTAACTCTCACTAAGGAATTTCTCATGTCCTGGACCTCGCAGTTTTTCCATTCGCTTCTGAATGGCATCATCGGCAACCCCGCCGCCGTCAACCATAACCCCAACAGCCCGATCGCCCCGGCGCTGAACAATCTGAACCAAGCCGGTGCACAACTCGGCCAGACGCTTGGCCAACTGGGCATCAGTGCGGTCAATTCCTACCTTGCCCCGCATGTGGGTCAGGCTGGAACCGCCGCTGCGGATCTGCTTCTGGTTTCCCTGATTGAAGCAGCGCACCAGCAACTGACCCCAGAGACGCAAAACAAGGTGGCCTCCATTGGCTTGCCGAGCGCAACGTCTGCGGATCAGACGCCCGCGTCCTGATCTTCGGGCTTCGGTCCAACCTTCCAGACGATACCGACGCGCTTCCTCCCAAGGGGGACGCGCCTTTCGTCGCTTTCATGGATCAGGCCCGCCCGAGCCAAGGGGCGCAGCCTTGGGCCGATCGTTTCATGCTCCACCCCGGTTACGCGGGCGAGGTCATGGGCGGTAAGTACCTCGGGGGTTTGCTTGATCGTCAGATATGCCAGTGATTGAAGTTTGGAGAGCGTGTCTTCTGTCATGCTCTCGGCGGCTAGCCTGGAGGTTTCCGGACCATCACGGCGATACGCGGCCCAAGCAAAAAGGTCTTCAGTTTCGTCAATCATCATCTTCTCCGTATGCTGCCCTGAGTTGGGCGCAGAGGGTGGGGGGGTAGATACCCAGTCCATTCCACCAGGATCGTTCGTTATGGCGGTGTTGAGCCTTGGGGCCATCCAAGTGGCAATCCCGGCACAAAGGGGCTGTACGCCAATCTGAGGGCTTTTCTGCCATGCCCGTCGGACGCCAACCGGGTTCGTCATAACCCGATCGGATATGTGCCGCCTGACTTGGACCCGCCTTTCCACAAGCTGTGCAGGGCAGTGTCCTGATCCAGTTGAGGTAGGCGCTATCCTTTTCTCGGGGGTTCCGTTGGCCTTCTGACCGGGAAAGAGAGGATTGCATCTTCGCTTTCCTCTCGCGGTCGCGCTTTTTCGCTGCTTTGCGATCCTCGGACTGGATCGCGGCGATCTGGCGCTTCAAGTCTAACAATTTCTGCCGTTTGTCGCTGTCCACTGGTCAACTCCTCGATCGCCTTTTCCAGCGTTTCGATATAGGCCCGAGCCCGGTCCAATCCCTTCTTGAGCCGGTCCACTTCCATTTTCAGAGCATCCAGGTCGCTCACGGCTCACCTCCAAGGGCGGCGAGGACGGCGTTTTTCAGCGCCGCAGCAGCGCCGTGCGGGATGTGCCACGCGCCGTTCAACTCCAAGTCCGACCCAATGTTGTGGATCACCTCGTCGCTGGTCATGTGCTCACGGATCGCGGCGAGGATGGCGTCGGCGGCGTCCTGACGGTTGAACCCGTACTGGTCGTATTGCTGCGCCAGCGTGGCGACCAGCTTGTCTCTAAGCGTCATGGCTCTTATCCTCCGCAGCGATTTGAGGATCAAGACGCGACACAAATTCAATGGCAATGCGTTCAAAGTCCGTGCGCATTTCGTCAGTCATTTTGTGCCACGGCGTTACGTCGCCAGTCACATCGCGGACTGCGGCGGCTAGTTTTTCGCCCATGCTTTTGCGCTCGCTCATCCCTCACCCTCCGCAGCGTGGAAGCGGGAAGCGACGGGATACATGTTCGGCGGGATGGGCTTTCGCACCATGAGGCATAGCGGGTTGCCGTGGTCATCTCCTGACCGATATTCGCAGACACCAGCGGCGAGCTTGAAGCACTCGGCCTCCAGTTC